CCACCTTACCTACGTAAGTAGCAGTTTTGCTGTGCGCGAACGGCGCGGCAAACAACTATCTGATTTAACCAAAATGAAATTGCGCAGGAGTTAGTTCTATGTCTACGTCCGCCTTAGAACAAAAGGTACTATTGGCGCTGTGCCAAAAGGAAATCTATGCCGCCAACAAAACCAATCTATCTTCTAAGCTTTTTGAAGGCGCCCTAGAAGATATTTACACACTAATTGTGCAAGCGTACGAAAAGTTCCCAGAGCTTGCTAAATTAAACAAAAGCGAATTGAAGGTTCTGTGGGACATGCAGAATCCGTATGCATCTGTGGCGCAAAAGAAGGAGTTTGGCGCCTACCTAGAAGATGTCTTCAGTATGCCGCCAGACATTGCGACAGATGTTATGAATTCGTATATACACAATCTATGGGAACGCCATGTAGGGCATAAAATAGCTTCACTAGGGCTAGCCCTTTCGGAAGGTGATAAAGAAGCCATGACGGGGCTTCTGAAGCTTCTGGAGTCCACTAGGGCCGGATTTATGCCCACCGATTTTGGCCCCCCAACTACACAAGACATAGATGTGCTGCTTGGGTACGCCAGCAATGACCATAGATTCCAATTCAATATCGAAACCTTGGCCCGCCATGTCTACGGCATTGGGCGCGGCGAATTCGGCGTAGTCTTTGCGCTGCCAGAAACAGGCAAAAGCGCCTTTGCCCTGTCGCTATGCTGTGCGCCCAACGGTTTCTGTGACCAAGGCGCCAAGGTCTTGTACTTAGGCAACGAAGAACGCACAGAACGCATCATGCTGCGCGCCATACAAGCCTATACTGGCATGACCCGCGATGAAATAGCCAAGGCGCCAGCCAAGGCCAAGGCTATCTTTTCGCGCATTGCAGATTTTCTTGTAATGAATGACACCCAAGATTGGGATCTACAGCATATTGAGGCGTACATCGAAAATGTGGCGCCTGACGTAGTAATCCTAGACCAAGGCGACAAAGTTCATATTGGCGGCACGTACAGTGCGTCCCATGAACGCTTGCGCGAATTGTTCAAGAACTTGCGCGAATTGGCCAAGCGGCGCAACTGCGCCATTATTACAATTAGCCAAGCGTCTGCGGAAGCTAAAGGCCGTACAAGACTATCCCCCTTCGATATGGAAGGCTCAAAGATAGGCAAGGCTGCCGAAACAGATTTGATTATTGGAATTGGCAAGCATGAAGCTGGCGACATTGACGATTCAGAAATCGACAATAGCCGCTATCTGACTGTTTCCAAAAACAAATTATCTGGGTGGCATGGCACTATCATCTGTAACATTGAGCCAGAAGTATCCAGATACGTAGTCTAATCAATCACTTACAAATTATTTTTGGGCGGCCTGCTGTTTTTGCTTGCCGCCTTACAAAAAATAGTTTAGGCTTACGCCCCAGTGGTTGTGGCCAAAAAGAATTATTCTTTAAGTAATTAAAATTATTAAATATTTAAAGATATAATATTCTATAATCTTTATTTCTTTATTTCTATACCAGAAAACCAGAAAATATGCCTAGTCAGACTGATCTATCCAAAAGACTTCTTGGATATATAGATCCTTTCCAGAATACTAAGAATACTAAAATAATCAGATATCCTATCCTTGGGCGCTTTGTACTGACGCACACGCCTGACGATCTGGAAATACCAGATGAATACAAGAACTGGACGTTCGACAATGAAGTTAAGTATCTTGTACGTGATCTTCCGGTTACTGCCCACTATCTAAGTAAGCATAAGGAGCATTCTGTTGTACAAAGCGTGGAGCAAGCGCTGATTGGCTATCGTAAAGGCTTACAAAGACGCCAAAGAAGTACGCCGTTTAAAGACAAGATTACAATGAACTGGGATTTCTACCATCTGGATATAATCGCCAAGTCCCTTTTAGATGCCCGCATAAAAGTTTTTTACGAAAACAGCGATTTGCCGCTGGCAAAATACAGCATTTCGTATAGGTTTAAATATAAGTCGATGTTGCTTCCACTATTTCGTAACTATGAAGAAAGGAACATTCATGAAGATAGGGAAATAAACTATGGAGTCAGCCGCTACCTCCACAAGTTCGACAAGTATTGATAATACTGGTGACAGTAAGAATAATTACAGGTGCAGTCACTGCCATACCTTGTATATGTATGAATTGACTGAACTTAGCACTAACGGCGCAGAACCGTACCGTGTGTGCGATCTTTGTAAGCGCAAAATAGACAACACAGTCTTCCAGAAATATCAAGGATACCACTTCTAACTACATTCTACATTCTTCTACAGCAGGGGCGCAAATGCTACTTAATTATAAGCAAGTAAAACAACAACTTAGGTGCGGCGGAATCCTTTTGTCCGAAGCCATCAAAGAACTAAACATCAATCCTACCGTCTACGGAAACACAAAGTTACTGACGCCAGATCAGTACAACAGTGTAAAGAACTTCATTGCCGCAAAAAGACCTGTGCCGCGTGCCAGACCCAAAAATACCGGAACCGCTACTGCTACCTCCGTACAGCTACAGTTGCCGCAAGAACAGGCCCAGAGCGCCCCTCCTTTGAGCGTACAACTGAGCCGCAGTGATTCGTACTATGCGGAACTCAGGGCGCAAAATGCGTATCGTTTGCTTAAAGAATCCAAAGTTAAATTGAATTACAAAGAATCTTCTAGGATAGATTTCTTGGATAGATTCGTTGTAGGGTTTAAGGCTGAAGCAGCCTTTGCACGCTTGTTTGATTTGCCAATGCCGTCTGCGGCACCAATGTGGTCAGATGGGCGCGTAGACTTTTGGGTCAACAATATTTCTGTAGATATCAAGGCCAGCACATTTTCTGGGGCCAACCCTTATTTAGTGTTTGACAGTGCCGAAAATTTCGGGTCTGATATTGCTTGCTTGATGCAGACTACAGACGAAGACATGGAGGTCTTCACTTTTAACGGATGGATTTGCCGAAAAGATTTTTTGGCCCAAGCGGCCACAACAAATTTTGGACAGGGCAACCGTCTGTACGTATCTTCCAGTAATCTTCAGCCTATTGAACGGCTGTGGCGTTTCTTCAAGGAAAACCAAAATGAAACTCAATACCAGAACACCAGAATCTTTTCTGCCAGCGATCTGCGTTGATCTTGAAACAACAGTTCAAACAGATCAAGAAAGAGGCATAAAAGACAACAGCCCGCACAATCCATTAAATCAGATAGTATCGGTACATTGGCGCTTCATTGACGCTGATGGAGTCTATTCGGCCCCAAAGCACTTTGTACTGTTCCATAAGGAAGTACAAAAGCAGGATGCTGCCGACATAGACATTTCTGGTTTTGTGGAAGACCTAGCGGCTGCAAATACTTTTGTGGCCCACAACGCGAAGTATGATTTAGCATATATACAATCATTCTTTCCGCCAGAAGTTCTATCCAGCGTACCAGAGCGCATCTGGTGTACAATGGTCACTGAGTACATCCTAGCGCGCAGTGTACGTACCCCCCTTAGTTTGGAACAGACAGCCATTAGGCGCGGCGTATCGCTCAAGAAGACAGACCTTGTAAGCAATCTATTTAAAGGCGGCATAGGCTTTGAAGAAATGCCGCTGGACGTAGTTGTTGAATACGCTGACGCCGATGTGCTGTCTACCTGCCAGATATTTATCCAGCAATTACAAGAAATGTTTGCGCCAGACAATGGCGGCCTGCGCCCTGTTCTGGAGTTGTCTTTTGATATGCTTAGATTCCTGCAGCACATCGAAGACAACGGCATATGCATTGACCTAGGCGTCTTGGATCAAGTCGAACAGGAATACGTACAAGAAAAGGCTCAGATCCTTGGGCGCCTTGAAGATATTGCACGCCACGTAATGGGCGACACGCCCATCAATTTAAATAGTGGCGCCGATGTGTCCATGCTTATCTATTCGCGCAAGATTGTAGACAAGGCGCTACATAAGCAAGTGTTCAATATAGGTACGGATGCACGCGGCAAAAGCTTGCGGCCCCCACAAATGTCTGAGCGCCAGTTTATTGGGCATGTCCGCAGCAATACGGAAATTGCCCGCAAGACTGTTGCGCACAACTGTTCTAGCTGCAATGGCTTTGGCAAGATTAGAAAAACAAAGAAAGACGGCACGCCCTTCAAAAAAGAAACTAAGTGCGTTAGGTGCGCTGGCGCTGGCCTTATCTTTGTACAGTTGCGCGAAGTTGCTGGTTTGCGCCTGTCGCCCGAATCAGCCGAAGATGCTAGCGCCAATGGCTTTAAAACGGACAAGGCCACCATCAAGCGCTTACAATCCAAGGTAGCCTACTGGGAAGACACAAACCCTTTAAAGGAACAGGCGCAGCAATTCTTGCAAGGCTTGACGCGCTTGAATGCCATCAATACCTACCTAGATTCCTTTGTACGGAACATAAAGCACTGGACTAGGGAAGATGGTTTGTTGCATGCCCAATTTAATCAGACAGTTACGCGCACTGGGCGCCTGTCTTCCAGCAATCCTAACTTCCAGAACCAGCCCAAAAGCGGCAAGTTTCCTGTGCGCAAATGCGTAGTTTCGCGCTGGCAAGCCCAAGGCGGCCAGATTATCGAAGCAGACTTTAGTGGCCTAGAATTTAGGGTAGCAGGCGAATTGAGCCGTGACCCACAGATTATTGCCGACATCTTTGACGGCAAAGACGTACACAAACAGACGGCCTGCATCATCAATCAATGCAGTCCTGCCGATGTTTCCAAAGATATGCGCCAATCCGCGAAGGCGTATACGTTTGCGCCGCTGTACGGTGGTATGGGCGCAAGCGAACCCCCTCATGTGCAGGAGTATTTCAAGGAGTACTTCAATATCTACGAACGATTAGGTGCTTGGCATAAGGAACTGATGACAGGCGTCCTAAAAACTGGCATCGTTCGTACACCTTCTGGCAGGGAATTCCATTTTCCTGACGCGCACAGAACCCGAAGTGGTAGGGTTACAAACGCTACTGCTATCGTCAATTACCCTGTCCAATCCTTTGCTACAGCCGACATAGTGCCTTTGGCATGCGTAAGGGCATTGCGGTTATTCATGGAAGAAAAGCTGCACAGTAAAATCATCTTGACCGTGCATGATTCTATTGTTGTGGACTGTTACCCAAATGAGCAGGACAGGGTCTTCCATCTTTTGTATGAGGCCATGTCCTCTGGAATAGCTGATGATATCAAGAATAGATTCGGCTATGAGCTTTGTATGCCGCTAGACATCGAAATTGTTTGCGGCCCTAATTGGATGGAAACTTCCGAAGTAGATGCTTCCATCTATACTAATCCTAATTAACTTAATTAGTTAAGGTGCTTAAAATGTCTAATACTAATAATCTTCCAGCAACTGCCGCTGATCTTACTCCAGAAATGATGCAACTGCTTGGTACAACAGCGCCCACTGGCGGCGAAACTGAGCGCTTGCCGCAACTAAAGATCAATTCAAAGCGCAAGGACAAGCAAAACCGCAAGGTTCCGCAAGGCTATTTCTTTGTGTCCGGCTTGGAAAGCCAGAATGAATTGGTATATGCCGAATCAGTTAAACTGCGCGTACTGAGCCAACTGTATCAATGGATACATTATGACCCCGAACAGAATAAAGTAACCAACAAGACGATTCTGATCCCTTCCTTTAACCATGAAGCAAGGGACATGGGCGGCACAACACGCTGCGGCAAACCAACCAGCAAGGACTTGCGCGAAATGTCCAAGGCCCAACAAGCCAAGTACAGCGACATTCGGTGCTTCCGGCAATTGCGCGGCCTAGTTTCGTACACTGGCCAGACTGCTGACGGCGAACAAGTTACCCTTGAAAATGTTCCTTGTATTTTGCTGCTAAAAGGGTCAAACTTTAGCCCCTTTGAAGATGACATGGTCAAGACCTTGCCACGCGGCAAGAACTTCTATGACTACTGGTGTGACGTTACCGCCGAAGAACGCGAAAACGGCAGCGTTACGTACTATGTCATGCGCTTTTCGCCCAATTACGCCGAACCTGCGTCACTAGACAAGCCCACCATTGATACAATGCTGCACATGGCTACGTTAGTTAAGCAGGAAAATGAACGCATTGAAAAGGCGTACGACAAAGCCCTAGCCAATGAAAAGGGCATTCAGACGGCAGTAAACGCCTTGGCCAAATCGGCCTTGGATTCTGACTTTGAAGACGTAGACGATGATGATGTGGAGTACGCATAATGCCCCCAGAACTTTCAGCATCTACAATAGAGCATAATGAACGGCGCAGGCAGTTTAGGGAAAATTGCAACGCCATTATCCAGCGCCGTATTCCGTATACGGTCAAGGATAATATAGAAGGCACCACAGAGTTTGGCGCCGAAATTGACAGGTTCTTGCGCCAAGGTGGTTCTGTAAAGAAGTTTCCTAGCCTAGATATTTTGGGCGGCGTCCATGAGCTAATGGAGCTTGAGGAAGTTACGGAACAAACTGGTTTTGGCTCTAACACAAACTTCTATTTCGGTTCGACTTTGTACGGCGACACCCATAAAAGGTACTAGCCTAGGCAAACAGCCGCAATTTAAGTAATTCCATTCAACGTACAAAGCCTGCGCCATTGGGTATTTATTCTTGATGTGCGCAGGCTTTTTTGTCTTGAGTACATATGCCTATGAGTATTTCACCGCTGCAATTGTTTATACGTTCTACCCTAGAAGAATTATCTAATGGGCGGCCACTTGACGTTGCGCCAGAAGAACTAGAGCGGGCCATCAAGGAAGCTGTACAAGAATTTGAGGAAGGATTGCGCAAACAATTATTTAGGCAAAAGGAACCTTTCCGATTGCGCATGAGTAATATTGGGCGCCCTTCCTGTCAGCTACAGCTAGATGCCGCAAACGTAGATGAACAGCTACCAAAGAACCAAATGCCGTACAACCACATCATGCGCATGATGCTGGGCGATTTATCGGAGGTTCTTGTAAATCTAATAATTAAATTGTCTGGCGGCGCCAATATCACAGGCGCCAAGACCAAAGTCGCATGGCAACTGGCCCCTGACACTGTAATCGAAGGCGAAGACGATATAGAAATAGACAATAAGGTCTATGACGTAAAGTCCGCATCGCCTTGGGCCTACGACAATAAATGGGCAAAGGGCTGGGAAAGTCTGGCAGCCGATGACAGCTTTGGTTATATAGGGCAATTGATTGGGTACGCCAAGGGCCAAGGAAAAGAGCCGGGCGGCTGGATCGTCCTAAATAAATCAACTGGCGAAGTCTGTGTCGTAGAATTTGAAATGCCGGAACGCGACATTCAAAAGGTCATCGAAAACTGCAAGGCAACTGCCAGCCTTGTACAAGACACTAGCGCCCCCTTTGCCAAATGCTTCAATGACATAGAAGAGGAATTCAATGGAAAGAAAACTGGAAACAGGCGTTTGCCTGCCATATGCGGCTTTTGCCAATATATTCGACACTGCTGGCCTGACGCTCAACTCAAGCCCCAAACCATGTCTAAGGCAAAAAATCCGCGCATGTATTGGTATTCAAGCTATCAAACAAAGGCTGATGATGCACTATAGGAACTATACAGCAATCAAGCTGGGATTTCGTTCGGGCCTAGAAATGAAGGTCGCAGAACAATTAAAGGAATTGGGCGTAGACGCGCAATACGAAGCCATCCGCATTCCGTACAAAGTGCCTGCGGTAGTGCGCAACTATACGCCTGACTATGTGCTGCCAAATGGCATTGTCATCGAAACCAAAGGCCGATTCACTTTGGAAGATCGCAAAAAACATTTGCTTATCAAGGAAATGTATCCGGCGCTAGATATACGCTTTGTATTTTCTAATCCGCTAAATAATTTGCGAAAGGGCAGCACTACAACCTACGCCGATTGGTGCGACAAGCATGGCTTCTTGTATGCGCACAGATGGGTAGCGGCAGCATGGCTGGAAGAAACGCTACCTACGGAGTCTAGGGATGTGCTGCAGCAATTCAAAAACCATAAAAGTTCTAGCAGAAAGGCAGGTACGCGTGGAAGAAAATAGTAGGCCCGAATTAAGCGGATTTGATAGCGCCAAGATAACCTTCACTATTGACGGCGAAGGCGATGTAGGTACAAAGGTGCGCCTTCAGTACGATGAAGATGTAGACCAAGATTTCTTGGAGTACGTAACTACTATCATGGCTGGCATGTACGGCTTGATTACGGCGTCTTTGACAGATGATAACCAATTGGAAAATCTGATAAAGATGGGCGAAATTGTGCGCCAGAAGTCTGACTTTGACAGCAAGTTTGCGCAAAGCATTGTGGACAATACAGACGATTCTGATGATCTTGACGCGCAAGATGCGCAAGATGCGTCACCAGCCACCAAGGTTAAGTACTTGATATGACTGAATCTATACCTAGTAAGCAAGTATCTGGCGGCCACAATGACTACTATGATTTGCCGCCCCATGCCAAGCAGTTGCGCCACCTTATTTCGTACAAGGCTATGAGTAAGTCGCGCGGCGACATCTTCAAGGCATGTTATCGCCTAGGCGAAAAAACCGGAGTTGATATAGAATACGATCTTCAAAAGATGAAGTTCTTCATTGAAGATTTAATCGAAATGCACAAGCGCGGAGAACATCTATGACCCCCAATACCCCCAATAACATTGTAAAGGACTATGCACGCGACAATCTGTTTGATCCACTGGGCCTAGCGCGCCTGCGCGAAAGCTATATGCGCGAAGACGAACAATCACCACAGGACAGGCTGGCGTATGTTTCAAATATATTTTCCTCAAATCCTGACCATGCGCAAAGGCTATACGATTACAGTAGCAAGCATTGGCTTTCCTATTCCACTCCTATTCTTTCTTACGGACGATCCAGAAATGGACTACCCATATCTTGTTTTCTAAGTTATTTGGAAGACAGCGCCGAAGGTTTGGTAGATACACTGAGCGAAGTAAACTGGTTGTCCATGCTGGGCGGCGGCGTAGGCATTCATGTAAAGATTCGGCAAGTCGATGAAAAGTCTACAGGAGTCATGCCGCACCTAAAGGTCTATGATGCGTCCAGCCTAGCGTACAGGCAAGGGCGCACACGGCGCGGATCGTATGCGGCTTTCCTAGACATTGACCATCCAGATATTCTGCAGTTCTTGGAAATGCGCAAACATACAGGCGACCAGAACTATAGGACGCACAACCTGCATCATGGCATCAATATCAGCGACAAGTTCATGGAGCATGTAAGGGCCGCCATGCTTGACCCAAACCATGATGATACTTGGGAACTGATTTCGCCAAATACAAACAAAGTAGTCAGCACCATTTCGGCCAAGTACCTTTGGATGAAAATCTTGGAAACCAGAATGCTGACAGGCGAACCATATCTAATCTTTTTAGATGCGGCCAACAAGAAGTTGCCACTATGGCTACAGTACAAGAACCTATCTGTACATGGCTCTAACCTTTGTACGGAAATATTCTTGCCGACAGGGCCAGATCGCACTGCGGTTTGCTGTCTATCTTCTGTAAATCTTGAATACTTTGATGAATGGCGCAATGAGCCGCAATTTATTCCAGACATTATGGAAATGCTGGACAATGTCCTAGATTTCTTTATTTCGGAAGCGCCGCCTTCTGTTGTGCGCGCTAGGTATTCTGCGCTGCGCGAAAGATCAGTGGGCCTAGGCGCCCTAGGTTTCCATGCCTACCTACAAAAGAATCTTGTGCCGCTGGAAAGCGTGGCCGCCATTTCCATTAACCGCAAGATGTTTAAACACATACAAACCGAATGCAAGCGCGCTGACGCCCTTTTGTGCGAACTGCGTGGCCCATGCAAGGACGCCCAAGAAGCAGGCATACCACGGCGTTTCAGCCACTGGACGGCCATTGCGCCCAATGCGTCTACCAGCCTAATCATGGGCAATACAAGCCCATCCATAGAGCCATTCCGCGCCAATGTATTCCGCCAAGACACACTTAGCGGCGCCTACATCCAGCGCAATAAGTTTTTACAGAAATGGTTGGCGGACAATCTACTAGACACTGAAGAAATATGGGCCAGCATTACGGCCAATAGCGGATCTGTACAGCATCTTGTTGATGAATTGCCGCAAGATGTGCGCGACATCTTCAAGACGGCCAATGAAATAGACCAGACATGGCTAGTGGAGTTGGCGGCCCATCGTCAAGAGTACATCGACCAAGGCCAATCCCTTAATTTATTCTTTGCGCCAGACACAAATATAAAATATTTGCATGCTTGCCACTTTTTGGCTTGGAAAGCTGGCCTAAAGAGTTTGTATTATTGTCGCAGCGATAAGTTGCGCAAGGCTGACGCCGTAGGTACAAGAATAGCGCGGCAGCGTATTGAAGAAGAAAATAAGTTGATCGCGGACAAGGAAGCTATTCATAAACTGGCGTCTGCTGAAGAAGATGTCTGTATTGCCTGCGAAGGCTAATCTGTAATCCTAATTGCACTAGAGGGGGCGCAATTGAAAAAACTTACTAATGTAAATAAACAGTTCGGATACTGGACAGTCTTGGGCGAATCTTCGCCAAAAATAATTAAATCAGACAAGAAGCACTGGCACTGCCGTTGCGTCTGCAATCGCAAATTTCATGTGCGGGCCGATTCAGTAACTAGCGGCAAGTCCAAAAGCTGTGGCTGCCGCCGCTCTGAAGACCTATCCAAGTTTGAAGGCCAGAAGTTCAATTCTTGGACAATACTAAGTATCGGCATTATTCGCAACACGCACAGGTACGCCATGTGCCGCTGTGATTGCGGCTAT